TACTCGTCCTGAATATATTGCCACAGGTGCAGCAGTAACCTTTACTAGTAGTGGTACTGGTAACGCTCATAAATTAGCGATGGCAAAACAGTTATCAAAAACATTGATAGGTCTTGATGGTGTGGTACAGCAGCCAGTGACTTTTACCTCAATATCACATACATTTGGAGTTTTTGATGGATTTACACATCAAGCTAGTGTTGGTGTAGGAGTGACTCAATTTATTTTAAGTGGTATTAGTTCAATCACTACTTCTGATATTTTAAAAATAAATGATGAGTACATGACTGTGACTGAAGTAGGTTTCTCAAGCACACCTACAGGGACTATAAATGATGCGGTTGATGTATCTTTGGGTATTGCCACTCTACCGACTGTAAAGGTTAGGAGAGGTCAATTAGGTATAGCAGCAGCAGGTATATCATCTGGAACATCTGTTAGGGTACATAGAGGATCATTCAACATTGTTGATAGTAGAGTATTCTTTACAGATCCACCAAAAGGAAATACTAGGGCAAGAAGAGATGATACAAATTTACCATTTGTAAAAGCAGATTATAGCGGTAGAACTTTCTTAAGAAGCGATTACACCACTAATATGGTATTTGATGATATATCAGATGTCTTTACTGGTATTGGTAAGACATATAACCTCACTGTTGGTGGTGCAAATACTGCTGCGGGCATAGGAGTCGGAAACGGTGTATTATTCATAAATGGTGTATTCCAGACTCCATTAACATCTAATAATGTAGGTAATAATTATGAATTTATAAGTGATGCTACTGCTGGTGTGTCAACTGTTCAATTCACTGGCATTACATCTACGAATGGAGATTTTATTGTTTCAGAATCAGATATAAATCAAAATCAAGTGCCAAGAGGAGGAATCATTGTTTCTCTAGGTTCTACACCTGGTCTTGGATATGCTCCTTTACAAGGTGCAAAAGTAAAAGCACTTAAAAATAGTGCTGGTGGATTAACAAGTATAGTTGGTATTGGTACTTCGTCTAAATTTAGTCTTGGTATTCAAACAGCGATATATGATAATGCAACTGGTATCATTACAGTTACTACTAATAGTGTTCATGGATTTGGATTAGAGAGACCTAATACAGTTAAATTAAAAAATCTTGAATTTAGTTGTGTTGGTTATAGTGGAGTTACAACTACAATATTCCAAGATCATGATAGACCATTATTTTTGGTTGGAATTGTTTCAGATAGAACTTTTGAGGTTCAAGCAGGACCAAGCACAATTGCACATACTTATGTTGGTGGTGGACATGCTTATGAATTCTTTGAAGATTTAACATTTGGTTCAGGATATCGTGGTGGTTCAGTTTCTATTGGTGTAACTGACCAAGCATATGAGCATAGATTTGTAAGTTCAAGTCCAGGATCAATCAAGAAAACTAATTTTGCGGGTCCAACCTTTACTGCTACAAATGCTAATTACATATCACATACAGGTAATTTAATACTTACAATACCTAATCATACATTTACTACAAGTGATTCAATTGGTATTGACACTGGTGGATTGACATTTAAATGCTCCAAAGATAACTTCTTCACTAATCATCCTTATCCTCGTGAAGTATCTAAAACAAGAGCCACCCACACTGATGGGGTTGGTGGAAAAGATCCATTTGCAGGTATAATGACTGGTATTGGTGCAACTACTATTGATACAGTAACATTTTTCGTTGGACAAGGTGGTGGAGGAGGAACTGGTGCAAACGTAACTGCAACTGTTGGAGCTGGTGGTACTCTTGCATTTAATATCGTATCTGCTGGAACAAGTTACGTTAATCCTGAAATAATAATTCCAGAACCTAATTATGATAATTTACCAGTTATAGGTGTATCAAGATTAGGAGTTGGTTCTACAACTGATACTGGTTCTAACTTATTAATAGATGTACAAGTAAGTGCTGCTCAAACCACGGTTGGTATTGGTTCAACCACTTTTGCAATATCTAATTTCCAAATAGCGAGAGCAGGTCATTCATTCAAGATCGGTGATAAATTTAAACCAGTTGGTTTAGTTACAGCTTCTCATTTAACATCACCAATACAAGAGTTTGAATTAGAAGTATTACAAATATTTAATGATCAATTCTCAGCATGGCAATTTGGTGAAATAGACTTTATTGATAGTATTCGTAATTTACAAAATGGATCAAGAAAAAGGTTCCCATTATTCTTTAATGGTCAACTTTTAAGTTTTGAAAAAGATGATACAGATTCATTATCATCTTTAATAGATTTAGATGCTGTATTACTAATATTTGTTAACGGAGTATTGCAGAAACCTGGCGAATCTTATCAATTCCAAGGTGGAACTACATTTTCATTTATAGAGGCACCTTCTGGAGAATCCTCTCCTGGTGCGAATGATCATGATAAAGTTGATATTTTCTTCTATAAAGGTCAGGATGGTGTAGATATCGAATTAGTTGATATTCAAGAAACTGTAAAACGAGGAGATGAGATAAAAGTATTGAAATCTCCAGTAGGATTTACAACTGAACAAACAAGTGAGAGAGTGATAAAAGATTTATTAGGTGCTGATTTAATTGAAACAAATATCTATACTGGTTTAGGTGTTGATGAAAATAATGAAAAACCAATCAGGTGGACAAAACAAAAAGTTGATTTAATTGTAAATGGTGAAATAATTGATAAATCTAGACCAATACTAGAACCACAAATATATCCAACTGCAAAAATAATTGGCGATTTATCAATAACCTCTGGTATTAATGGAAATGATAACATTTTTGTTGATAATGTTGATTCATTCTTTTATGAAAAAGGAGACCACATTGAAGATGAAGTTCATGTTGAAGCTGAAGCACAATTAAAATATAATATTAATATTAATGAAGTTGATGCTTTGATTACATCTGGACATATAAATGTTGGAGCTTCTGCAACAGCTATAGTTTCAGCAACAGGTTCGATAACTTCGATTAATATTACTGAAGCTGGTAGGGGTTATACATCAGTTCCAACTATTAAAATTACACCTCCTATCGGATCAGGAACCACTACGGGGATAGGATCTACTGCATTCGCAACAGCAACACTTACAAACGGAGAAGTTTCAGGAGTAACTTTAAATGCGATAGGTCTTGGATATACAAGAAGTAATCCACCCCAAGTAATAATTGAGGAACCTGTATTCAAAACAGAAAAAATTACATCTATAGACCAAGTACAAGGATTTACTGGTATAATAACTGGTATAAAAGAGGTAACTAATGGTGGTCAACTTGGTATTAAATTCTTCTACAGAACAGAGAGAGTGGGAGAAAATACTAATGACTTAGCAGTAGGATACCCAATCATGATCACCGATACAACTGTAGGAACAGGAATAACCTCAGTTGATACTCATAATTCATCGATAGTTGGAATTGGAACTAATTTCCTTGATAACATCTATATCGTACATGGTAGAGTAACCACTGGTAGTGAAAATGGTGAGATTACATGTAATATATTAAATGGAACTACAACTGGAATACCAGGTGTAGGTATGACAGGATTTTATAATGTTAGTGAAACAGGTGTAACAACATCATTGGGTCGATTAAGTTGGGGAAGATTATATAATGCTACAAGGTCAGATAATCCAATTTCAATTGGAGTTACAGGATTGACTGTAAATTCTGGTTTAACTACCTTCCCAACAATTCAAAGAAAACATTACTCTCAAGCATCTCTCAGAGGTCTAAGATCAAGCGGTGCCATAAGAGTCTTTGGACTTTGATTAAATAACCACTATAAATAAAAAGAAAAGTAAAATTTTAAGATGTCGGCAATTGTTACTGACCAATTTAGAATTCTGAACGCAAATAATTTTGTAGAATCAGTAGAAAATACAAATAATTCTTACTATGTTTTTGTAGGATTGGCAAATCCAACAGGATCAGGTAGTTTAGTAGGTTATGGTAGATCATCAGATTGGAACTCAAATACACCAACACCAACAGACAGTTTTTCATATAGATCACATACAAGTGATACTATGATGTTTGGTAAAAAAGTATCGTCAGCAAATATAAGAAGAATAATAAGAAGAATAGACTGGACATCAGGTAATAGATATGAAATTTATAGAGATGATTATAGTGCTTCAAATCCAAGTCCACTAACAGCAGCAAATAGGTTATATGATGCGAACTACTACGTACTTAATTCCGACTTTAAAGTTTACATTTGTATTGATAATGGATCAACGGGAGCTAACCCTCTTGGAAATGTCTCCCAAGATGAACCAACATTTACAGACTTGGAACCATCAAAGGCAGGAAACAGTGGTGACGGATATATTTGGAAGTATCTTTTCACTGTTTCACCTAGTGATATTATTAAATTTGACTCAACTGAATTTATTACTGTCCCAAATGATTGGTCAAGTAGCACAGACTCTCAAATTAGAGCAGTGAGAGAAAATGGTGATTCATCTGTAAATGAAAATCAAATTAAACATGTTTTCATAGAGAAAGCTGGTAGTGGATATGCAAATGGTTTGAGTCAAGAGGTTGACATAATAGGTGATGGAACTGGAGCAAAGGCAAGAGTAGATGTTGTTAATGGTTCAATAACAGATGTTACTGTTAGTGCAGGTGGTAAAGGATATAGTTATGCATTAGTGGATTTAGGTACATTAAACAGTAACGTTGGAACATTACAAAAAGCAAAATTAATTCCAATAATTCCTCCCAAATTAGGACATGGAAATGATGTCTATACAGAGTTAGGAACTGATAGAGTCATAGTATATGCTAGATTCGATGATTCAACAAAAGATTTTCCAATAGATACTAAATTTTCTCAAGTAGGTATTGTTAAAAATCCAACAAAAGTAGGGACTGCTGTAACTTTCACTAACAATACTTATTCTTCATTACAAGCAGTAAAATTTAGCACAGTTAGTAACACTCCTGAAGTGGGTGAGGAAATAAGGCAAGTGTTAGCAACTGCACCTAATACTGGTAAAGTTGCTACAGGATTCGTTGCCTCTTTTGATGTAGAGACTAAAGTTTTAAAATATTTTAAAGATAGGTCACTACAATTCAACAGAACAACCTACGATCATACCGATTATGCTGGTATTTCTACAAGTGGTAGAATTTATGAAATTGAGACAGGATCTAATGCAAATAATATTGAGGGATCAAGTTCTACATTTAACGGTTCTATAGATATTAATTTTTCAGGAATAACAACAAATCCAACTGGTAACAAATTAATTAATTTGGGAACCAATTTTGTTTCAGGGTTGTCTGATTCTGAGATAAATAAAGGGTCAGGTGAAATAGTTTACTTAGATAATCGTCCTCTCATAGTGAGGAACTCTCGTCAAAAAGAAGACATAAAAATCATACTGGAATTCTAAAAAATGCCACAGAAGACTAACTTAAATATATCACCTTACTATGATGATTTTAATAAGGACGATAATTTTTACAAAATTCTATTCAAGCCAGGTTATCCTGTACAAGCAAGAGAATTAACTGGTTTACAATCTCTTATACAAAATCAGGTAGAGGCATTTGGTAAGCACATATTTAAAGAAGGTTCAATGGTCATACCAGGTGGTATTGAGTATGACCCTACCTACTTTTCAGCAAAGGTAAATGCAACGCATTTAGGAATTGATGTATCTGTATATTTAAATAATTTAATATCTAATAATGATGGAAAAGGAACAAGAATAAGAGGACAAAATTCAGGAATAGTAGCTACAATAAAAAATTTCGTTCTTCCTCCAGAGGAAGGGGTTGATGATATTACTATTTTTGTAAAATATAATCAATCGGGTAATAGTGGTGAGAGCACTGCCTTCCCTGATGGTGAGGTTTTAATATTAGAAGACAGTTTAACTTATGGTAATACGACTTTAAATATTGAAGAAACTGTACTAACTTTAGTTTCTGAAAATGCAACTGCAACTGGTTCTGCTTTTGGTGTTAACAAAGGTGTTTATTTCTTACGTGGATTATTTGTAGACGTTCCAACATCTTCAATTGTGTTAGAACCATATTCTAATAGTCCTTCATACAGAGTTGGTTTTCAAATTATAGAAGAAGTTATTAACGCTAATGATGATTCTTCTTTATATGATAATGCAAAAGGATTTACTAATTTTGCTGCTCCAGGCGCAGATAGATTTAAAATAAGCGTTAAATTAGCTAAAAAAAGTTTACAAGATTATGATGACACTAATTTTGTTGAATTATTCAGAACCACTGAGGGAGAAACTAAAAAACTACAAGACCAAACAGTCTATTCAGAATTAAAAAAATATTTTGCAAAAAGAACTTATGATGAGTCAGGTAATTACTCAGTAGAACCATTTAGAGTTAATACACAAAATTCTTTGAATGACGAAATAAATTCAGGTGGTTTATATACGTCAAATCAAAAAACTGATAAAGGAAATGATCCCTCTGATGATTTAATGTGTGTTAAGTTATCTCCAGGTAAAGCGTATGTTAAAGGTTTTGATGTTTATTTACCAGGAACAACTGTAGTTGACGTAGAAAAACCAAGAGACACTAAAACTGTCAAAGCTGCATCCATACCATTTAGTATGGGTAGTGTAATCAAGGTCAATAATGTTTCAGGATCTCCATTTATAAACATAGGTGGAGATGTAAGTAATGTTGTAGAACTAAGAAATGCAAGAAAAGGCACTACTGCACATGTAGGTGCAGGTCTAACAGTTGGAGAAGCAAGAGTATATTCTTTTGGTGCTGACGCATCTTATTCTGGTGCCACAACTGATTGGGATTTGCATTTATATGATATTCAAACATTCACTACTTTAAAAGTTTCTTCTCTTACTAATTCTACTGGAAAAATTAAAGGAACAAGAGTTAGAGGATTAGCTAGTGGTGCAATTGGATATCTTGCTTATCAGGCTAATTCTACTGGAACAAATGAATTAACTCTATCACAAACCACTGGATCTTTTATTGCTGGAGAGCAAATTATATTTAACGAAAGAACTTCAACTGAAAGTGTATCTATCAAGTCAATAATAAAATATACTACAGATGATATTAAATCAATACGTCAAAATACCTTTGGAACAACTGGAATATCAACTTTTAATGCTGATACAGTTCTATATGACCGTGTTCTTCCTAATTTTTCATTAACAGATGAAATTAATATAGTCGGCACTGCTGCAAGTGTATCTAATAGAAGTTTCAGTGGTGTTGGTATTAATACAGGTTCAATAATATCTTATAATAAAGGGAATTATGAAGATGTAAGTTATAACACTATAAGTAATATTTCATCAACAGGTAAAGTTTTAACTCTTGCTGCCACTACACCTGTAGTTGGTGTTAATACAGGAACAGTCACAGCAACCACATCTTCTTTTAGAATCAAAGTTCCTAGAATCTTAAATCTTGAAAATTCAGGTATATTTGCAAAACTACCTAGAAATGTAATTTCAAATGTAGATACATCTAGTTCTAATTTGATAATTAGTAGACAAATAAGAAATCAGAACGTTACTAGTAATTCTCTATCACTAAATTCACAGGCAGGATTGGATGCATCAGTAGGAATTACAAGTGCTTTCTTTGAACCATTTGACTCCGAAAAATATTCTATTACATATCAAGATGGAACAATCGAAACTCTTACATCAGATCAAGTCACAATTACTAATGGTGGAAATGATATAAGTTTTACTGGATTATCTAAAGCTACAGAAAATTCAGTAACTGTCAATGTAACGTTAAAAAAAGTAGGAGCGACCAGTAAATCTAAAGATTATGTTAGAAGTCAACAACTAGAAATCACTCGTACTTCAGGAGTCAATACTCTTAATGGTTTAGCACAACATGATGCTTATGGTGTTAGGGTTGAAGATAAAGAAATATCTCTTAATGTCCCTGATGTAAGTAAAATTATTGCAGTTTATGAATCAAAAGACACATCTAAACCCACTTTAGATGGATTGACATTTGTTTCTGGATTATCATTAAATACGAATGCGATAATTGGTGAAAAAATAATTGGTAAAGATAGTAGAGCGATAGGTCAAATTGTTGCTAGACCAAGTGCAACTGAAATTTCGTTCGTATACCTGAATGCAAATAAATTTGTTATTGGTGAGGTCATAAATTTTGAAGAATCATCTATAGAATCAACATTACAAGGAGTTACAATTGGAAACTTTATTGATAGAACTGAAAATTACAATTTAGACAAGGGACATAAAATACAATATTGCGACTATTCTAAAATTGTTAGAAAAGCAAAAACAGCAGTGCCTTCTAGAAAACTATTAATAATATTTGATCAATATCAAGTAGCAAGTGGTAATACTGGAGATTTCTTCTCTGTAAATTCTTACACTAAAGATAGATACACAAATGATATTCCTTCAATTGGTCTTCTTAGAACTACTGATATCATTGACTTTAGACCAAGAGTAAGTCCATATACAGTTGGTAGTGGTTCAAACTCTCCATTTGCATTTTCAAGTCGAACTTTTGAATCTACAAATCCTTTTGTTGTAACACCAAACGAGAGTTCAATTTTAGGATACAGTTATTACTTAGGAAGAGTCGATAAATTAGTAATTAATCAATATGAAGAGGTTAAATTAGTAAAGGGTGAATCTTCAGACATTCCTGTCCCTCCAACTGAGGTTGGTAATTCAATGGAAATAGCAACTATATCGTTGCCTCCTTATCTATTTGATACTGTTAGAGGACCTAATGTTAGGTTACAAGATAATAAGAGATTTACAATGAGAGATATTGGTGCACTGGAAAAAAGAATTGAAAACTTAGAAGTAACAACCTCTTTAAGTGCACTAGAAGTCAATACTCAGTCTTTTGAGGTAAGAGATGCTGATGGTCTTAATCGATTTAAGACTGGATTTGTTGTTAATAGTTTCTCTGATAGAAACTTCATTGATTTTACACCTGAAAGAGGTTCTCGTTGTGATGTTGATGTTATCAATCAAGAATTAATAAGTGCTGTTGATTTTTGGTCAATAAATCCAGAGTTAGCTTTAAATCCTAGTATTGATATAGATGCTGCAGATTTAAATTCTAATCTACAATTATTAGATACAAATTGTAAAAAAACTGGTGATTTAATTACGTTAGATTATACTGAAGTTGATTGGTTAGAGCAACCTCAAGCAACTGAAGTTGAAAATGTTAATCCTTTTAATGTAATTGTGTTCATGGGTGGTATTATTTTAGATCCACCTTCAGACAACTGGACAAGGACTATTTACGTTAATAATAATAGAACTGAGTCTTCAGGTGCTAGATGGGTTGAACAGGCTAATGATGAATTAATTGGAACTGTAAACGAATCTCCTCTAGAAGCAACTGATGGTACTTTGTTCGTAAAAGATATTCAAGATCCAGATTACAATCATTACAGAAGAAGAATAAGAGTTGTTAAAAAACTAGTTGCTTCAACTCAAGAATTTAGAAGAACATTTACAAATGTTTTAGAAGGTCCTAGTCATGAGTTTGATTATGTTGAGAGTGTAAAAACAACTTCCGCAGTTGATCCTTTCATGCGTTCTAGAAATGTATTCTTTAATGCAAATGGATTAAGACCTTTAACAAAACATTTTCACTATCTTGATAATGGAGTTCCTGATATTGTTCCAAAATTAGTTGAAATTAATATGGACTCTGGAACTTTCAACGTATTTGAAAATGCTAAGATAGAGGTAAATGGTGAGCAAATTGGATTTGTTAAAATACAAAAACCAAATCATAAATTTGGTGATACTTCAAGACCAGATGTAGGTGCGGGTTTAGGATCTCCATCAGTTTTAGTTGAGGAATATACTGTAGATCCATATGATAATACAAGACCAGCTCCATCTGATACTTACTCAGCAACATCTAGAATTTTAAATATTGATACTATTTCACTAGCAAATAAGGAAGAATACTTTGGTTATATCACTAAGGGTGCAAAAGTAATTGGTCAATCTAGTGGAGCAGTTGCAACAGTAAGTAGTATTGATTTATTCAGCGATAACTGGGGTGATTTACTTGGTGCGTTTTTCTTTAGAAATCCAAACACAACACCAAAACCACCTACTATTTTTGCAACAGGAACAAAAACATTTAGAGTAACAGCAGCAGCAGAGGGCACTATACCAGTACCAGGCAGCACTGACCATTCTAGTGATGCATCGGGTACATTTACAGGAACAGGCACCATACAGACCACTGTAACTAGCAATGTAAATGTTAGGAATCCACCTCCCCCTTCTGGAACTCGTCCAAGTGAAATAGTTCAAAAAACTAATTTAAATTATAGAGAAGAGAAACAAAAATATGTTGCACCGCATAGAGATCCATTAGCACAATCTTTCACTGTAGATGAAACAGGTGCATTTTTAACTTCTTTTGATGTTTATTTTAGATCTAAGGATGATAGGGCAAAATTATTTGTAGAATTGAGAGAAGTTGAGTTAGGAACACCAACAAGATACTTGGTACAAGATTATGCTCAAATCGCAGTTAATCCTAAAAATATTAATCTGTCTGATGATGCGTCAGTGCCAACAACTCTTAATTTCCCATCGCCAATTTATTTGGAACCAGAAAAAGAATACGCATTAGTATTCCTATCACCTGCTTCAGATAAGTATGAGATGTGGGTTGCCACAATGGGTCAAAAAACAGTTTCTACATCAAACTTACCTGATGTTCAAAATGTAGTTGTTTCTAAACAATACATTGGTGGAAGTTTGTTCAAATCTCAAAATGGTACAATCTGGACTGCAAGTCAGTATCAAGATCTTACATTTAAATTACGTAAAGCATCATTTGTAGATTCTGGAACTACAACCTTCTATAATACACCAGTAGAAGCTGGTAACTTAAACACTCAAGTACTACCATTAAATCCAATACATACTCTTCCTAGAAAGTTAAAGTTAAATATTGATGGAACTGGCACTAATCGA